CAGCAAAGTTAGGACTTTTTAATGAACATGATAATTATCATTTATTTACTGAATGTGATGATGTAAAACAATTAGGTATGGTAATTGAGGATGATGTGGTTATTATGCATGATGGTAAATTAGAAGCATGTTTCGTAGCCTTTCCGTCATCATGGAATGCTGGTGAAAAGGTCGGCAAAAGTTTATCAGAATTACACGAACCTATTGCAGATAATGAAGCATTACTTCGTGCATCAAATGGCATCATGAGAGCCATGACAAGTGGACAATCATATCAAAGATACACTTGGGGTATATCATCATTAAATGGATATAGTAATCATCCATTATATGAGAAACCAGAGTTTGATTCACTAGATGATTTGACATTTAGAGTAGAACATGAAAGGACTGCGACAGTTACACAGGGCAGAACAGCAGTCTTCTTAATACATGTTGATATCTACCCTCTAAAAGAGGTCTTAAAGACTGATTTTGGACTGATTAAGGGGGCTATTGACAGTATGACAGATAGTGTATTAGAGTATAAGAATCTATTTAAAGTAAAGGAGTTGATGAATGAATATCTTCTATCTACATGAAGACCCAATACAGAATATCAAATGGCATGTTGATAAACATGTTGTAAAGATGGCAACAGAATATGCACAATTACTATCTACGGCACATAGGTACCTAGATGGTGAATTGTATGAAGATAGAACAAAAAATAATCATAGAATCAAAAGGTGGAAACTACCTGATGATAGGGAAAGTATATTATATAAAGCAAGTCATGTGAATCATCCTTGTAATGTGTGGGTGCGTGAAAGTAAATCAAATTATCGTTTGATGTACCAGATTTACATGGCTTGTCTTGCAGAGTATACATATAGATATGGAAAAGTACATGGTGCATCAAAACCATCTATTAGTCTACTTAGGGCACCAGATAATATTAAAGACATTGGATTAACAGAATTACCTCAAGCAATGCCAGAATATTGTAAGGTGATAGGAAATCCTATTCAGGCATATAAAAATTATTATATAAATGAAAAGAATGGATTTGCAAATTGGAAAAATAGAACGAGGCCAAAATGGTATGAAAACATTTAATAGTAAAGACTTAGCAGAAGATGTTGAGTTTTTAAAAATGACAATTAAAAACTTAGAAAAAACAATTAGTGACTTAGAAAAGAAAATTATATCACTAGAATATTCATGTGATACAAACAGTAATGAAATAGAAGCACTAAATGCTACTGTAGATGATATGGAACCAGATATATCAGAAGTGGAGTATCCAAAGTAAATGCCAACATATACATTTAAAAACAAAGATACAGGTGAAGTGTTTGATAAAGTAATGAAGATTGCTGAGAAAGAACCTTATCTAAAAGATAATCCAAATATATCACCTGTTCTAACAGCACCTAATTTTGTAGGTGACCATATTGTTAAGAGAATGGATGGTGGAATGAAAGAAACTCTACAAAAAATTGCAGATAAAAATCCAAATACACCATTGGCCGATAGATTTTCTAAAAGGTCAGCAAAAGATATACAAAAGGAAAAAGTGGTTAAGAAGTACAATTTAAAAGACACCATAGTATAAATAGTACTGTGATATAACCAATTTGATAGATTATACACAGGGGATTAACTTACGGATTAGTTAATCCCTACTTTTATAGGTATATAGATATGGCTAAACCAGAAGTGAATGATATGATTGAACATTCTGAACCTACATTTGACAGAGTGGTCACAGGTAAGGTAACTGAATTACTAGATTCACAGTTCATTTATGAGGTTCATAAAGTTGTAGAAAAAGGTAGAGAAAAAATACCTGCTGATAAAACAAGCACAAGAATGTGTATGTTTGATGAAATATGGAGTAAGATTTAATGTCTAAAAAGAAAGAGATACATTCTGGTGATTTAGTAAAAATTGAACCAATCACAGATAATCAAAAATTAGTATTTGAAGGTCACAAAGCAGGAAAGAATGGTTTCTTCTTTGGATGTGCTGGAACAGGTAAAACATTTGTGTCATTATACTTGGCACTACAAGATGTTCTTAAACATGGAACATCATTTGATAGAGTTGTAATAGTTCGTTCACTCATACCGACAAGAGAAATAGGATTTCTACCTGGTGATGAAGAAGACAAGGCAGCATTGTATCAAGTGCCATATGCAAACATGGTACAGTTCATGTTCAAACAACCTAATGAAGATGCATTCAGAGGATTGTACGATGCACTTAAAAGACAAGGAAGTCTACATTTTGTTTCTACCTCATTTTTGAGGGGTTTAACTTTTGATAACTCAATCATTATAGTTGATGAATGTCAAAACTTAAACTTTCATGAATTAGATACTATCATCACAAGAGTTGGACAAGATTCAAAAATAATTTTCTGTGGTGATTTTAGTCAAACAGATTTAACTAAAACAAATGAAAGAAATGGACTACATGATTTTTTAAGAATACTAGAAAACATGAATGAGTTTAATTGTGTAGAGTTTGAAATACCAGATATTGTAAGGTCAGGCTTTGTAAGAAATTATTTAATTGAAAAAACTAAACTTGGTATAGGTGTAGATTTATGAAAATTAGTTTAGAGGGATTATCTCTCATTAAAAAATTCGAAGGTTGTAAATTAAAAGCATATTATTGTTCTGGTGGTGTATTGACTATAGGTTATGGACATACTGGTGGAGTAAAAGAAACTGATGTTATAACACAAGAAGAAGCAGAAAAATTATTAAAAGGTGATGTTTTAAAATTTGAACAATATGTAAGTGACAATGTAAAAGTAGAATTAGACCAAAGTCAATTTGATGCATTAGTTGCTTGGACATTTAATTTAGGCCCAGGTAATCTAAAAGAATCAACCATGTTGAAAAAATTAAATAATGGAGAGTATGAATCTATTCCATTTGAAATGAGAAGGTGGAACAAGGCAGGTGGTAAAACATTAGATGGTTTAATTAGAAGACGCAATGCAGAGGCATTATTATTTCAAAGTAAAGAGTGGCACCAAGTATAAATTATGGCATTATTAGATTTTCCTGTTTTAAGCACTAAGACAGTTGATAAAAAAAGATTTTATGTAACACCAGAGGGTAATGAATACCCCTCTATTACTACAGTTCTATCACCTAGAAATAAAGAAGGTTTGATGAAGTGGAGAAAGAGAGTTGGTGAAAAGGTTGCAACACATATTGCAAACAAGGCAGCAGTTAGAGGTTCTAAAGTTCATAAAATGTGTGAGGATTATCTGAATGGTTCAGATATGGAAAAACATAAGAAAGACTTTTTACCTTACTGTTTATTTAATGAGTTAAAAGATAAGACTTTTGACAATATAAATGAAGTGATTGCACAAGAGGTAACTTTATATTCTGATAAATATAGAGTAGCAGGAAGAACAGATTTGATAGCAAATTATAGGAATGAGTTATCAATCGTAGATTTTAAAACATCTACAAATGAGAGAAAGGATTCTTATAATGAAAATTATTATATTCAAACTGCAGCATATGCTGAGATGTTTGAGGAATTGACAGGTCAACCTATCAATCAAATAGTAATTTTAGTTGTAACAGAGAATGGTACAGTACAAGAGTTTATAAAAGATAAACAAGAATACTTACCATTATTAGAAGAAACATTAGAGGAGTGGTATCAGTCATGAATGTAACTTGGACAGAAAGTGCGGCTAATCAAGCAAAGGTAATTTTGGCAGGTGAAGGAGATGATAAATTAAATGTTCGTTGTTTCATACAAGGTGGTGGTTGCTCTGGTTTCCAATATGGATTTACACTAGATGAGCAAAAAGAAGATGACCATGTATTTGAAACAAATGGTGCTAAACTTTTAATCGACCCAATGAGTGGTGTATATTTTCATGGTGCAATAATAGACTATGTGAATGACCCGTTGCAAGGTTCTATGTTTACAATCAATAATCCAAATGCAAAATCAACCTGTGGTTGTGGAAGTAGTGCGGCGTTCTAATATGTCAGTAAAAGAAGAAGAAATAAAAAAGTTTCAGTCTAGTGTCAAATTGACAAGACATGATACACCTATGTTAGATGAGTTAGAGAATGGCCCATGGCCTTCTTTTATCTCTGGTATCAAAAGATTAAGAGATAATCACCCAGAAGAAAGAATTAATAAAATGACTAATGACTT